CACAGGCTTGCCTTTACCTTTAGTTCCGCCCTTGCCGTCCTTGCCCTGTCCTGGTCCGTCACCCTTGCCCCATTCCTGGTGATCGTCCATTAACTCGCCAAGTTTCTGCAACATCTTCTTGCCGTTCTTCTTGGCCTGCTTGTACAGGTCATCATAAATTCTTTCTGATGCCCAATCCTTGTACTTGTCGTCCTGGAAGCCCTTGTTCTCCCCTTTCTTGCCTTTGGGCATCTCACCGATGTTGCTGTCCTTCAATATCTGATTCACAGCATAGTCTGCCGCGATGTTCCACAGTTGTGGGTCTCTGTCACCGATCCTTACAAGCATGTGTTCAAATACATTATGTAATACTTCATGACCAAACAAGAACTCTGCTTCTTTGGGTGTCAGTGAATCTATGAATTTGGTATTGTAGAAGAAGTGTCTGCCATCTGTACCTGCTGTGGGACACCAGTCATCTGCATTCACAAGTTTCAATCTGGTAGCAAGGTTGCCAAAGAACGGATGCTTCAGTAGTAAGGCGATCCTTGCAGTAACCAGTTTGTCAATTATTTTTTGATCTCTGTAATCTTGCATTATTTGGACTCCAACTTTGTTTCATACTTCTGTTTGAAGTAGTCGTGTGTCACATAAGATGCAGTGACAAAACCTGCCGCAAATATAAGGATGCAGATGATTGTGTTTTTGAGATTTTTTATCAATCCACCATTGCCTTTGTTTCGTTTGTATGCTTTCCACATCCACCAAAAACCTGCTATGGTTAACACAACACTGATTGCTATTACCCAAGGATTGTTTGCTACACTGGCACCTGCGGTACCAAATATGAGGAACAATAATCCGTTAATGTAACAAGCCGGACACATTATTTAGACTCCATGGCAGTAATGACATATTTGCCAAACTTCTTATGGAACCTATCAAATGATTTCAACTTGCTGGGATCGAACGGAAGTTTGTAGTTTGTCAAGGCAATCTTTGCACCCATCACAACCAACTCTGTCTCAAAGTTGTCCATCATGTAGTTGAAGAACCTGTCCGCCCGTTCATTCCAAGTTTTGTCTTTCTTCTCGTGTGCCTGTTGTAACTCATAGCACAAAGAAACTGTCAGAGAGTACATCGCTGATATCTCTTTAGTCTTCAGGTCTCTGACCTTACCGCTCAATATATCAGATGGGTTTGGAAGTTGGCCGCTAATCTTACGATGATTCATAAACTTAACGGCCAATCCCTCTCCTACGCAACCTGCTACGAGGTCAGTGAGCGTACTTTCTGGCAGGTCATCTGATAGAAGTTGGCTTACGAAACTCCATGATCTCGGAGTCGCAAATGATCTCGAACTACCTTTTGGATCGAAATCATATAAATCTTGTTTGGCGAATGTGCAGTAACCCACAACATCTGCGTGAATGTGTTCGTTAGTTGCCCATTGCAACCAGTCTTCGAAGTCCACTCTTAACTCTACGTGGACAAATCTGTTTGCCAACGGAGCCGGCATCCTGTAAGTTACACCTTTGTCAGAGTCTCTGTTACCTGCCGCCACGATTGAAACGCCTGCTGGTAGGTGATACTGTCCTACTCTCCTGTTTAATATAAGTTGATATGCCGCCGCCTGTACAGCCGGGGCCGCCGAATTCAACTCGTCCAGGAAAACTATTGCAGTAGATTTAGGATCAGTTGGCAGTTCCGCCGGACTTGCCCAAACCATGTTGTTCTCTTTTGCGTTGTAATACGGAATACCTTTGATGTCTGTTGGTTCCCATAAAGGAAGTCTAATATCAATAACTTCTCTGCCTTCGGAATCTGCAATTTGTTTTACGATATCGGATTTACCAATACCTGGTGCACCCCACATCATTATGGGTCTCTGTAATTTGATACAATGTGTTAGTGCTGATTTCGCCTCGTTGGGTGAAACTGTTCTGTTTTGCGAACCTACTGCCGCCTCTTTGTTTTTAGCTCTTGCCATTTAGTACACTCCTGTTTAAATGTTTATAATATCATTATAGCAGGATTGTGTTGTACGTCAACCTGGTAAATGTGGCTAAAAAGTAGCAGTTTTATTGACTATTTTGTTCATCCATCTTGCTCATTGCCCTTGCAAGTCCGTATTTTGTGATATCTCCAGCGAAAAGCATCAGTTGTAGAGCCATTTTTTCCATGGTGACAATGATTTTTTTCTTGTCAACATAATAAGGGCAGTCAACGAACTCGTCCAGCCATAGGTATGTCTGTGGAGTGAATATGACCTTGGCAGGAAATTTGATATCATAGGTCTTGATGTCCAATTTTTCAATCATCTCCATACCGGGTTTGGTCAATCTCAGTGATCGTGCCTGGTAACTTTCCCTGACATTCTGCCACCAAGTGTAGTAGTTGGTCTTTATGCTCTCCTCGTGTGTAGGTTGTTCGAGAAGTTCAAGGAAGGTCCGGGTGTAGGCTGTCTTGCGATCCATTGTGTAGTTAATTATCTAGTGAATTTGTCGCCGGATTTTAAAAGGTAAACACCAAACTTGTCTGTGTTGTGTTGTGTGTTCAACTTCTTGGCCAGGTTCTCTGCGTGTCCTGGATTGGAGAATGAAACTTTCTTGTATTTTGGACCTGGATAGTTTGCGACCAGACTTGAGCTCTTAAGGTTTATGGGTTGACCATCATAGAACACCGCCCAGATGCCCTCGGCCGCCAGGACCTCGTCCATTTTGAAGGTGGCTTTATTGCTGTGTTGCAACAGCACTGTGGGTTTTGGTCTGCTCATATGATCACTCTTTACAATATATATTTACCAAAATTATGATCGTACGTGAGTGTTGGAAGGCTTTTTGTTGGTTATCGTTACTACCTATTGACGTTATTTTTTGTCTGAGAAATTGCCGCCGTCCATCTCTATGTCGACTGTCTGTGCTTCTCTGGCTGTCTTTAATGCTTCTATGATCTCTTCCTGGATTGTGACCATACGTGTCATCACCTGTGTGAGACTGTCTGCCAGTTGATCTGCTTCCTTGGCAGGGATCACTATCTGACGCTCACCCTTCTGTCTAAGGGTTCTGATCCTGCCTATTAGATCCTCTATGGGTCTAGTTTGAATCTTGGAATTGTTTGACTGCGTCATTTAGTACCTGTTGCATTTCTAGTTTGGTCTTAATTGGTCCTTTGTATTCATACCTCGAAAGTGTTATCATTTTAGGACAGTAGGCCTTGCGCCAGCCTTTTTCGAAACAGATTATGTAGTAACCTGCACAGAATTGGCTTTTTGATTTTGGTGTTTTAGTATATACTGGAAGTTGCTTCTGTACATCGAACATGGGATTGTAAGGATGTTGGCTACAAGGGTAACCGTGTACATCAAAGTTGTCTGTTTGTACTTCTTCTTCAGGTTTTTTGACGTTTGAATCATCGAATATGCCAAATCCAAATTTCGTGAACAGGCTTTCCTGTGTATGGAACACCTGACGCTTGTCTTGTTTGCTAAGGAATATCCACCCGTCGTCGGCTTGTTTCTGAAGCGTCCCTAATTTCTGGCCGTTTTGCTCGACTATCCAAAATTTATCTTTGACTAGGGTCTTTGCACGTACTGTCATGATACCAACCTCGCATTAAAAGGCTCAACATACAGTTGAGCCTGCTCACTGATCCTATTTAAATCGTACTTGGCACAGAACCTCATGAATCTGATTCCAACTTGGTCCACGCTTTTGTTCTCTGCTTTGGCCTGTTCTATGGTCTGGTCCAGTTCCTCTATGATGGCCTCCGGCTGTGCGTGTAGGTCCACTAGTAATCTGTTTCTCTCGTAATCCTCTAGAACCCTGTGTTCGTTGCCGTCATGGTCAACCCACTTGCTCAACATAAGATTGTTCCACGTGTAGCCTTTTTCCTGTCTGTCCGCAAATGCTTCCTGTAGGCCTATCTTGTTCTTGGTGCCCTTAGTACGCACACCTGGGTATGCTGAAAATATGTTGTCCGAAGGATCACCCCTCATGGCCTTCTCGAACACGATCCATTCCGTGTCCGGCGCAGGCTTGGGTGCCTTTAATTTCTTGTCTATCACGGGATTGCCCTTGGCGTCGAACCAGCCCTCGTGTGTGAGTGTGGTCTCGTTGACCCCGTTGTACTGTTTCACACGTGGTGTTATCAGTTGGTTGAGATCCTTGTCCGTGCTGATTATGACATGATTGTCTTCCGGATGCTTGTCGATCCATCTTGCTATGAGATCATCGGCCTCTGCCCTTGGGTTTCTCAATACAGTTGCATTGGTCTTGGTCTTTATGAAGTCCACGAAGTCATCGTACACTTCCCAGAACACCTCGTTCTCTTCTTTCTCTTTCTCGGTCATGGCGTCGGCCATCTCTTTTCTGTTCCTTTTGTAGGGTGCGTAGTGGTCCTTGCGCCATGATCTGCCCTCTAGACAGAATACGACATGTGTACCACCGAAGTCTTGCCAGGCCTTCTTGATTGAATTCATCATTATATGGATGGCCATGCCCACCTTCTCAGAAGTGTCACCTCTGATCACGTGTCTGGCCCTAAAAAATGTGTTGGCTGTATCTACTAAAATGTGTGTCATTGTACTATTATAGCATTAATTTTGTGTTTTGTCTATGTATGGTTTGATATTCTTTACGAAAAGCTCGTAGTGTTTTTCATGTGGATGCAGATTGTCTGTGGCTCTTTCTAGGAATGTATCCATATCTGGAAATAAAGGCAATCTATATTTGTTTGGTATATGTGGCCACATGTCAGGATCATAGGTTGATAACCAACATTCTACACCGTGATTATTACATAAATCAATTATGTGTGATACATTCTGTATCCAATCCTGTTCAATACGCCCGTCAAGTATGAATTCTTTTATGTCCGCAACATCTTTGTGGTACTCCTTTGGTAGTTGCCTTTTATCTTCAAATGTCACAGGAATACAACCCTTGGAATCTAAGAATTCAAAGTTGTATAGTTTCCTTGTTTCTCCAGGGAGTAAGCATATGATCTTTTTAACACTAGTGCTGTTCTCTAATATGTATTTGATGTTCATTAAACATCCGTCATGACTCATTCCCTCAACACCAAAATTGTAAGCATTCAACATGCTAGGATATGATCTGTTGGCACCAACACCAACAGTGTTACTGTCACCAACACAAAACACTTCATCGTTTGTTAAAACAATTGGATTCCAACTGGCATAGCCACGATCAAGATTTGCACCTCGCAATATATTATACTCGAACCATGGTTTATCAAATTGTATAGTCAACACTCCATTGAAGTATATGTCTGTGTAACTTTCAATAAGTTTATTTTCAACGTATTTGTTGTTTGCCATTATAAATGAAGTAATGCTATGAAATTCAATTTCTCTGCCATCGTAAAGAATTTTACATGAAATTTTCTGTTTTGGATCAAGGTGAGAAAAACCTTCAAAACTTATTTCTTCTTTTTGATCTGTCTTGGTGATACTAAGGTCTATGTCAGTGACCACTTTACCTTTGTACTTGATTGTGATAGGATGTGTGTTGTATGAATTATGAAATACTAATTTAAGATCAAGACACTTCAGTTTTCCCATCGTCTCTCCTATTGATCTGAACGTAACCAGATCCAGTGACGTCTATGCCTTGCTCGTTGCCGATTGTTCTGCAAAGTGTTTGGAACCATCTGTCAACAATCTCTTCTTCCGAATTGCCTTGATATCCCGACTGTTGCAACATGTTTACGAACTCGTCGTTCCAATCCAATTCAAAGAACCCATTTCTAGGATTTTCAGGATTCACATTTAAGTTAAGAACTTTAACAATTGGCTCTTCGCTCTTTTTTGTTTTTGTGTTCTTTTTATTAATAGTTGTCTTTGCTGTTTTCTTTACCTTCATAATACTATTATACCTTCATTTTATTAATTAGTCTACTTTTATGTTCCGATTGCATTACCAAACAGATATACGTGAACCCTTGCCGCCACGTTGTATCCTTTCTTGAATGCCTTCTCAGCCACTTTACCAGCAGTAGCAGTCTGCTCTTCTTCCCTCGCACCTGTTGGCATGACCCACACAGGCCAATTCACACCAGCGTCTCTGAACTTATTAATTGTAGTTTCCATTTCGTCCCATTCCTTGTCTGCAGAGCCAACAACAAATTTCAACTGTCCTGCTTTCGATAATTTGTAGTAGTCTGCCACGTTCTCAGGCTTGATTGCTTTCTCAGTCTTTTCACCTGACACAGTGAACAGTTTTGGACTTACGCTGAAGAATACCTCTGTATCTATGTTCCGTACCCATTCCTTGAAAGGTTCCTTTAATATCTGTGTGCCATTGGTTTCAAACGTCATTGATCCGGGTAGATTGTTTTGTTTTTGTAATTCTTTGAAGATGCCCATACTTGCGGCCTGCCCTGTTATCATCAAAGGTTCACCGCCTGTAAAACACAGATGCTGATGTTGTTTGGAAAATGGATGTAAAAACTTGCCCTCTGGATTTGAGTCTGTTCTTATTATATCCACAAGTTTGTTTGCCAACACTGTGGGCGTTTCCTGTCCCATCAGGCTCTTGAACTTTTTAGCCCAAGTGTAGGAACTGTCACACCCTTTGTCCCATACGGGCAGATCTTCGACCCTCTTAACAGATGACACATCAAAGTTTTCGAAGGGTAATTCGTATGTTTCTGGATTGGTTGGGTCTTTCTGTCCAAATCCATTACACTGTAGGTTACAAAGGAAAAATCTTATCCATGCTGTCGGTACACCTGTGTAGTGCCCTTCGCCTTGAATACTGTGGAATATTTCAGAATAGTAATATTTTTTTTCTATTGTTTTTTCCATATTTCCGGATCTATATTTTTTGTAGCAGTCACTACATCATCTATTGTAAACTGCTCTTGACGTTTTGTCAACTTTGGTTTATTTAGATCATCTGGAAAATCTCTGTATAAAAAATGCTGGATCGTGTCAATATTAACAAATTGGTTAAAGCCAACATGCACTTTATCAACATTTTTATCAGCAATGGTAATAGTCATGGCATCATCGAGTTTTTGCATGTTCTCAAACTCCATGTCGATCCTGAATTCAGGCAGATCCATTGATCTGAACCCTAACTTCATTCTTGTGATACGATAGGTAAGCATCTTATCGTGTTTGACCAATTCGTCTAAAAACAGTTTCATCTTAGCAACAAATTGGTGTGCTGTTATGCTGTCTTTGTGGTCAGCGTAGATTGTGTATATGTCAGACACTATTTCTTCTTGTTTTTATCAAGTCTTACTATTTTATTGTCTGTATCTTTTAAATGTCCAACTGATTCTCTTTTGATGTCATGCACTGAAAAATTCGCCCAGTAAAGTTCAAAAGCTACACCGTCTTCAAGACCCTCGAAAGAGTGATATAGTCCAGGTTTGACCGCTGTGAAGTCGCCTGGATTCAGGATTGTTTCATCAACAAGATCATAATCTTTCTGCCATACACGTATTTTCATCTGTCCCGTCATGCAGTAGAATCCATTCCACTTCCATTCGTGCAGGTGTTTTGAACACACCCCGCCCTTCTTGTAGTCTATCCTGTGGAACTCCAGTGAACTGTTTGCGAGGATCAGTTCCGTTTCTCCCCAGATTTTTCCTGCTTTGTTTCCCATAAGTTTTATACCTTCCTATGTTATATTATATAGGATATTTTGATGAGTTGTCAAATTTTTTTATTCTCTAAATTAGTTTCTGGTATGATGTTTTTAAAATTATTATTTCTTACCTTGTCCAGTTTTGTGAGATCTTTAATACAAAGTTTGGTCAATCTGATATCTTGCTCTATGTATTCCTCTGTTACTGATCTAACGTACTTTATAAAGTCAGCATTCTCCCCGTTGTAGTCTTTGCTTTCATCCAAGAAAGATTGTTTGGACTCCTTAGTCAATGCCGCTATATGATGATACATAGGCCTTTTAAGCAATATTGGATTAATTTTTAAATTCATGTTATCAAAATATTTGGTCATTGGCATTATTGAATGGTAACTTGCTGTTTGCACCACGTGGTTGATCTTTAGAATTAGATTAGGAATATCCATTTCTTGAATGGTTCTAAGGTTTGCTTCTAGGGTTTTCCATTTATGCCCGAACCTCAAGTATTCGTGTGTGTCTTTGATTCCTTCTACGGATACACTCAACCACACTTCTTTGAATTTATTAAACTTCTTAAATAAGTCCATGTTGAGGACAGTGAGATTTGATGTAAAATGTAGTACACAGTTTTCCTTTTGCCTGTCTGGTATTTTGTCAATCACGTCCTGGATCCATGGTATAATGAAAGGTTCACCACCTGTAAATTTTATGTGTATTGATTGTGGCAAATATTTGTCGCACCAACTTACAAAATCATTGCTTTTTGGCCAATTGAAGTCTTTCTGAGAATACTGTTTGTTATATCTACTTTTCAGAGAATCGTTAGCGTTCACTTCGGCCAACAGTTGACTACTTAGACCAGGATAACACATTACGCATTTTAGATTACACAGATTGCCCAATACAAGTTCAAAACTCTTGATGTTTGTAAGACGTGGATTGCGTATCTGATCCAAGATAGGTGACCTAGTGGCGGCCGCAATAGTCCTATTGTATATAAGTCGTAAACTATCGCCGTTATTTTCTTCTGCCTTCCAACATCTATCACAGTTTGTGTTTTTGACACCGCTAAGTAGATCTTGGCGTACTTTTTTTAGTTTTTCCGAAACAAAATATTCCTCAATTTGGTCATATCGATGCTCGCGTGTCTGGAAATAACAGCATGGAGATATTTTCCCATCTGCTCCAACATACACACTATACCATGGAGCTAGGCAGAAAGTATTTTTATTAACGGACATCGTATAGTATTTACTTGTCCCATTCCTCCCATGGAAAAACTATCCAAGCGGGCACTTCGTTCTTGTTTATTTCATACCCATGGTAGTCAACATTTACCCGACTGGGCCGGTTGTTGATCAACGCGGCGAATCTTATACGATCTTCACGTTTACCAAAGTGGTCAAGAATGTATTGGAAGGTTTTTCCGCTGTCGTTGATGTCGTCAACGATTAGAATTTTCTTTTGCCATGCGTATGCTCTCTCTAATACACGCAGGTCAGGTTTTACTGTATGATCTCTGAGTCTGATGTCAAGTGCTTCGTGTGGAACGCTTAGTCGATGTGATAGGTAGACTCCCGGTATGCAACCACCCCTGTTGATTCCCAGTATGGTAGTCGGCATCCAGTTCGAGTGTACCATTTGGTCTTCTATCTGGATCAGTGCGTTACGCATTTGA